GTGCAGAGATAGACACGTTAGGTAAAGATGTTTTATTAACAAGTCAAGAAAAACAGAAGTTGATTGGTTTGAAGCAGAGTAGCTCACAGTTAGTTAAAACTTGTGGTCCTTTCTTAGATGGTGTAGCAAAGCAGATAGCAGAGAACGATCAACTTACCATTGGTGTTAAGCTTAAGCAGTATTTTAATAAGTATGTTCGAGAAGGTAAGCAAGTAGGAAATAGTTTTACTTCTGATTTTAAAGATTACTTTAGTGGTGAGTGTAAGAAGGCAGCAGATAAAGTAAAGCAACCAAAAACTAAGGCAGCAAAACTTGCTAAGTTATATAATGGTCGTGACTTTATAGATGGTCATGGATCTCAGTTTGATAATACTGTGAAGTTATATAAGATCATACAGGATGCTAAGGAAATATTTGTTACTAAGCTTGAGAAGGGTGAGAAGTTTGGTACTTATATCAGAACTGATAATGGTCTTGAGATGACTGCACAAGAAGGATATGTTGCTATTAAAAATGGTAAGGCTACTAAATTGATTAAGAGGTTAGTGTTTAGTCAGGCTAACTTTGATGTCTCACTCAAGGGTTGGTCATGAAAAAAGCTTGGATAGTTTTTGGTAGGTTTAATCCTCCTACTATAGGACATAAAAAAATGATAGACCAGCTTCAGAAACTTGCTGGTAATGATGATTATATGGTCTGGCCTACCTGGACAAATGATAAAAAGAAGAATCCTTTAAAACATCCAGATAAGGTTAACTGGATGATTAAGATGTTTCCAGAACACTCTACTCATATACAGTCTGATAGATCTCTTAAGACTTTACCATTTATTTTACAGCATCTTATGGTGGAAGGTTATAGTGATGTGGTTATAGTATGTGGTAGTGATAGGACAAAAGCTTTTGATTTTAATATTAAGTATAACAGGGTAGAGACTGGAGATGGTCAAGCTTATTATGCTTTTGATACTATAAAAATTGATTCAACTGGGTTGAATAGAGATCCAGATTCTGATGGTGCTGAAGGTATGTCTGCATCTAAGATGAGGGATGCTGCTAAGAAAGTAGATACGGTTAATTTTTTAAAGGGTGTTGAAGGTTTACTAAATACAAGTGATGCTTTAACATTGATGGAAGATGTTCGGGAAGGACTTGGACTGTGAAAACATTTAGAGACATTAAAAATCAAGCAGTAAGACAGAACTTCAGACAGAAGGAATGCTTCACTGAGGGACAGACTGTGATGAATGTTAACACTGGTATCAAGGGGAAGATAATCCGCACTGGACCGAACTATGTTATTTGTGTTTCTGAAGCCCGAGAAATGTTTAGAGCTTGGGTCAGGGACATAAGAGAAGTCAATGAAAGTATAAATAAACCAAGAAGAACAGCCTTTTTTACTCATGGACAAGCAAGCACCTACAACATCAGTGCAACATAATGATGATTATTCTAAAGCACTAATCGAATCATATGCACAGTGGATGGATGGAGATACCTTCCAAGGAACTACCATCAAAGAGGAACCTGCTACTATTGAAACACCAATAGGTACTATACCTAAGCCTGATTTTGATAAGGAAACTATCCCTACTATTAAAGTGGTCAACACTGATGATGGTAGCACAAAGGATCCTAAGGCTAATGCTGGTGCACCTGATAGCACAAAGATCAAGCAGTCACATGGTGCTGAGATAAAGAATAATGCTATTAGTGTTAAGAGAGAAGAGGTTGAAGTTGAGAAGAAGGCAACTAGAGAAGAATTAGAAGCTAAGTTAGAAGAGATTCTTACAGAACTTAGTGAAATGACTGAGACTACTTTCACTATAACTAAAGAGAGATGGGAGAAAGCAGCTGCAGAGAGAGAAGGCAAAGTAGTTGAAGAAGAAGCAGGATGTAGTACCAATGAGTCTAAGAAGCAAAAGACCATTGATAAAATAATGAGCTATTCTAGAAAAAAGTAGAAGGGCTTGCACATGATAGATGGGGTCTAGAAGAAGGCAAGTCAAAAGGAAAAAAGAAAAAGACTGTTGAGATCATGCCTCGTATTGACGATGGTAAAGATATGAAGAACCCAAAGAAAGGACCAGATATATACGTGAAGGGATAAATAATACTAATTGAGTTTTTATTATGACATTAGCAAAAGAGGCAATACTCGAAGCACTTAAGTGTTGTAGAGATGTGTATCCACATAAGCAAGACTTCCTAGTTAGTAGGAAGGTGGAAGGTCATACCATTCTTGCAGTTGAAGGAACAAATGAGACTACAGACTGGATAACCAATCTGAAGTTTCTTATTAAACGTGACGATTGTCACAGAGGATTCAAGAACAATGCTAACAGGACACTAGCCGAGCTAGTGGTAGCATATGAAGGATTGGATCCTAAGAGAAAGCTTGTTATTGCAGGTCATTCTCTTGGTGGAGCAACCGCTACCTTAATTGCAGACTTGTTATGGGAGTCAGGCAATAAGAATGTAGCCCTAGTAACTGCTGGTTCTCCCAGACCAGGTGGACGTAGGTTAAGAAAGAGGATTAAAGATCTTGAACATCTTCGGTTTGTGCATGGTGATGACATTGTTCCAGGGACTCCTCCTTGGCTTGCTGGCTATGTACACACTCATCCAGTTATCAAACTAGAAGACGAGAAAGATACTCGTTTTGATGGAGTTGCTGACCATAATATAGGTGACTATTATGAAGCAGCTCTCAAATATTATAAATAACTTCAGGAAATTAATTGTAAATCAATAGGAATTAAGTCATGCCCATACTTGGATCTATAGACAGTGCTGATTTTACTGCCACCGTTGCAGTTACTAATGCTTCAGCAACTGTTACTAAAGGCAACGCAGATACTATCGTTGCTGGAGATATTATAGTTCTGGACGGTGTTCAGTACTATACTAAGGTAGTCGATGGTAATACTATTACCCTCGGTAAAGCATATGCTGGTAGTACCAATGCTACATTAGCAGCAAACAAGGTACAAAGACGTACTGCACCCAAGGCATTGGCTGATTTCCTATTGAGTAATGGAACTTCTACTGCATCTACAACTAGTATTGTTGGTGTAAGTCAGGCAGAAGCACAACTCAGTGAGAACAAAGCACGTGGTATCTCTAGTCCTGGATGGTGGGCATATAGGACATATACAGATGCTGCTGGTTCCACACGTCATAAGGCAGAATTGATTACATCATACAAAGATGGTACTGCATTCAGTGGAGACTTCACTGATGATACAATTGCTGCTGATATTACTTCCTTGATTACAATTGATACCCAACCTGCTAACCAGAATACATCTGGTGGTGGAGCAACATTTACTGTCGCTGCATCTTCTACAGGTTCTGGAGCATCTCTCACCTATCAGTGGCAACGACTTGATGTTACTGGTGGAGAATGGACAGATGTATCAGGTGCAACTTCTGCAAATCTCGCACTCACTGGTGAAACTGCTGATGAGACTGGAGATAAGTTCAGAGTTAAAGTCAACAACTCCATTGGTGGTGTTGAAGTAATCACTGATGGTGCTGCTACACTAACATTCGTTAGCTAATATGTAAATGAATTTTGATGAATTGAACCAGGACAACTGGTTAATGTTTGCTATTAAAAATTATGATAACCCACTCTCAGTAACCTACGAAGACTTTGAAGAAGATTTAAAACGCTTCAAATATATTAAGAGACTTCTGAGGAGATATGAAACAAGTGGAGATTTCAAGGTCCATTTGATCCTAAATCATATTATAATACTATATAATGCATTTGGTGATGCAGCAACACCGTTGCTATTCTTTAAGATAGATGCATCACATTGGTCTATACTGAAAGCTTTTATGTTCTTTCTGGATAGACTACCACCTACAATAACTACTGGTATTGATCAAGAATGTCTACGTCAACTGAATCTAATTTAAAAGAGATGATGGCTGGCGATGGTGCTGCATTACAAATGCCACCAGCGTTCGTATTTGTTAATGCTAAATCTGCTCGCAAATATAAAAAAGCGAATCAGGATATGGTAGATGGTCGCACTAAAGGTGCTAAAACTATGCTCTCTCGTATACAAAAGCGTAAGAAAATGAAAGAAGA